CGCAACGCTTCCTGACTTAGCGAGCAACTTTTCGCTAGGGTTTTTGAATACACCAATAAGCTCAACAACGACAACATTAGTTGCAGCAGATGTTGGCAAAGTTGTGTCGCTTGCTGCTGGGATTACAGTTCCTGCTTCCATATTTGCAGCGGGTGATATTGTTTCGCTTTATAACAATACGACAGGAAGTTTGACGATTACTTGCTCTGCGGTAACCACTAAATTAGCTGGCAGCAACACAACGGTAACGTCAGCGACATTAGCTACACGCGGTGTGGCGACAATACTTTTTATTGATGCAACAAACTGCGTGATTACTGGAAATGTGACATGACAGGGATATTTTTATCGTTGCTTGGTGCAAGGACTTCTGCTGCTACTTACACCGTCGTCCAAACCTTTACCGCTACGTCTACTTGGACTTGCCCTACTGGTGTTACAGAGGTTGAGTATTTGGTTGTGGCTGGTGGTGGTGGTGGTGGTGGAACCGTTGGTGGCGGTGGCGGTGCCGGTGGGTTTAGAACGGGAACAGGATTAGCGGTTACTGCTGGCACTGATTACACAGTAACAGTTGGAGGTGGCGGGTCTGGTGGGGTTAATAATGTCAACGGTACCACTGGTTCTCAATCTATTTTTTCAACAATAACAAGCGCTGGTGGCGGTGGCGGCGGTTACAACGCAAACAATGGACTAAGTGGTGGTTCAGGTGGCGGCGGTGCAAATTCAAATGGTTTTACAGCAGGAACCGGTGGGGCAGGAAATACCCCATCTACAAGCCCATCTCAGGGCAACACAGGTGGAAACGGAAATAACAACGCATTCCCAACGGGCGCATCTGGTGGTGGCGGCGGGGCTGGTGCTAATGGTACTTCTCCATCTGGGTCGACAGGTGGAGCAGGAGGCGCAGGTTCTCCTTCATCAATATCTGGTAGTTCGGTGACGTATGCCGGAGGTGGCGGAGGATGGGGAGGTTCGGCAATCGGTTCAGGCGGTTCAGGCGGCGGTGGAAATTCATCTAGTGGTAGCGGTTCTGGAAATGGCAGTAATGGAACTACTAATACAGGTGGTGGCGCTGGTGGTGCAGCAGTCCCTGGAACAGGCGGTACAGGCGGCTCCGGCATTGTTATCCTCAAGTACACCGTACCATCACAAACTGTATTCGTGTTCAAAGGCACTACCACTTGGAAATGCCCGACAGGTGTGACTAGCGTTGATTATCTTGTGGTTGCTGGTGGTGGGGCTGGAGGTGGTAATAACAACGCTGGTGGTGGAGGTGCTGGAGGGTTTAGAACTGGCACGGGATTGGCTGTCTCTACTACCGGCGGTGATGGAAGTGGTAATTACACGGTAACCGTTGGTGCAGGAGGAACAGGATCAAGTTCAACCTCTGCTGGAGCAAGCGGTAATAGTTCTGTATTTAGTTCAATAACTTCTGCTGGTGGGGGAGGTGGTGGTTCTAGCGGAGGCACTTCGGCTGGACAAAATGGTGGTTCTGGTGGGGGTGCTGCTTATGATTCTAATACTGCTGGAACAGGAAACACTCCTTCTACGTCTCCATCGCAAGGCAGTAGTGGCGGTACAGGGACTAATTCTGCTCCAGGTTATGGGGCTGGCGGTGGTGGTGGTGCGGGGGCAACTGGTAGTAACGGAACCTCATCGGCTGGTGGCGCTGGAGGGAACGGAACTGCATCGTCTATTACCGGATCATCTGTCACCTATGCTGGAGGAGGCGGTGGTGGTAGCAATAACACAACTACTGCTGCGGCTGGCGGAACAGGAGGCGGAGGAACTGGGGCAAGAAGCGGAACATCTGCCGCAACAGGGGGAGCAACTAATACGGGAGGCGGAGGCGGTGGTTCAACGAGCGCCCCTTACGCCACAGGCGGCTCCGGCGGCTCCGGTATCGTAATCATCAAAATCAATCAATAACATGACTACAAAAGTTTACAAATTTCTAGGTATTGATACAGCCATGCACCTTTTACGTCCAGGTGCAAAGTGGGAAATCAGTAACAACGTCTTTACTCGGTGGGATGATCCACGGCCATGCCCTTCCATAGAAGAAGTGTATTGGGTCATTGACAAGATTAGAGAGTTTGAGGACAGCATCCCAACGATCTACACCGACGAGCAGTTAAAAGAGATGGGCATAGCCAAAGAGGAATTTGAACGTGCAGTTGCATAACTTATTCCCTACCCCTGTAGGCTTTGCAGAGCTTGGCAGACCCCTGAGCGATGAGGAGTTGTTCTTCATCCGTGAACTGCCAACAAGACCCAACATGGGTAACACCACGTCTACCAACAACTTTGTCCTGCGTGATCCTGCGCTTACCTCACTTCGTTCGTTCATTGAAGATTCGGTGTCAGATTACTTCAAAAGCACAGTCAATCCCAAGCACAATGTCAGCCTAAGAGTTACCCAAAGCTGGTGCAATTACAGCGAACCAGGGCAATACCATCACAAACACGCACATCCCAATAGCTACATCTCAGGCGTGTTTTATGTGCAGACTAATGCTGATGACAGGATTTACTTCTACCGTGACGGCTGGCAGCAGATCAAGTTTCCGCCGTCAGAGTGGAACGCATATAACTCAGAGTCTTGGTGGTTTGAGGCTTATGCAGGAAGATTGATTCTGTTTCCGTCAAGCCTGACGCACATGGTTCCTGAAGTCAAAGGTGACGACACAAGAATCTCACTATCGTTTAACACCTTCCCTGTCGGTGTCGTTGGGGAAGAAATGGACTTAACTGGATTAAAGCTGGAGGCGTAATGGCTCACTTCGCAAAGATTGATGAAAACAACATCGTCACTCAGGTGGTGGTGGTTGATAACAAAGATACTTCTGATGCTGAAGGTGTTGAGAAAGAACACATTGGAGCAGCACACCTTGAGAAGATTCTTGGCGGCACTTGGAAGCAGACAAGCTACAACGGAAACATGCGTAAGAACTACGCAGGGGTTGGCTACACCTACCGAGCAGACATTGATGCGTTTGTACCGCCTAAACCATTCCCATCATGGTTACTTAACGCAGACGCTCAATGGGAATCTCCTGTAGCGATACCCACTGATGGTAAAATGTATAGTTGGGATGAGGCAACTTTGACATGGGTTGAGAGTGCCTGAGGTACTGTAGAGCCTATAGATCTACCTACACTACTGACTACAGATCAGGTAACTATGTTTACTACATCACAGATCGCATAAAGTCTGCTATCTTTTGATGTTCTTCAGCAGTACCATCATTCTTAATACGGTTAGCTCTCCAAGATAAGATAACTACGTTTCCTTTGATGTATCCTTTAGAGGAATCAATCCTATCAAAGCTTGGAGAGTTGTCTGAACGGAAACTAGCTAGGTAGTCTAACTCAATACCTAATATCGGACAATGAGTAGGGAATGTTAGGTCATTGAACTCTATATCCCAATCATGTTTGTAGTTAGATGCTTTCTTACGTCTGAACTTCTCTCTAATGATCTGGTAGAACTCATCAGCACGAACATAAGATTCTTCAGGGAAATGCCCCCACTTCTGTTTGTAACTAGATCGTCTCTTCAGTAACGTAGCCTGTCTAGGTAATTGTTCGTACGTAAGCCTACCTAAAGACACTAACTTGTTAAACAACTGATGTACTCGTTGACGACTGACATTACCTAGATCAACCCTGATTTCATCAGTTTGTTTACCTAGAAGAACTAAACGACAAACAAGATCTAGTCTTTCTTCTGGTGTTAACTTACTTTTAGCAAAGTGCATTGATTTCATAGAGTCTCCCGAAAGGGTTATTGTAACACGTTTTACTTACGTAGTCAAGGCTCTTTACAACAATATTTTTACTGTGGTAAAATAACAACAATGGATACTACTAAGTTACTAAAGTACTACGAAGAGCGCTTCGACCTTATGAGTCATCCAGGATGGAAAACTCTGCTGGAAGACGCTAAAGAGTACAGAGACGCAGTAGCGGACATAACCACTATCTCTAGTGGCGAAGAACTACAAGAACGTAAAGGTCAACTAAAAGCTTTAGATTGGCTCCTAACGATGCATGAAGTTTGGGAAAAAGCCTATGAGGATTTAGTCAATGAGGATACTGAATGATTTTGAGTGTGCTAACGGGCATGTTACTGAAAGGTACACAGATCACTATGTTAAAGAAATACAATGCCCACACTGTGACTTGTTAGCACAAAGACAATTAGCATCTCCTAGAAGCAAACTAGAAGGCATCACTGGTGCTTTTCCAACAGCTTCTGATAGATGGGCAACGATGCATGAACAAGCAGTAAACGTAGCAAAGTCTAAGTCCTATTATGAGGGATAACTTAGATTCCTTTTTAATTCCTAACAATTGGGTTATACCCGACTAGGAGAAGCAGATGGCTGAATTTGTAGAATCTCTAGATGATGAAGTAGGTAACGATGAATTTCAAGCTGTAGAGGCTAAGGCTGAAGCAGCACCAACTCAGGAAGAACCTACGATCCCTGAGAAGTATAAGGGTAAATCGTTAGATGACATCATAAGGATGCACCAGGAGGCTGAAAAGCTAATTGGTCGTCAAGCACAAGAAGTTGGAGAAGTTCGTAAGTTAGCTGATGAACTCATCAAAAGGCAAATCACACCGCAGGATCAACCTGCTAAAGCTATCGAAGATGATACTGACTTTTTTGCCGATCCTGTTAAGGCAGTTAACAAAGCAGTTGAATCCCATCCAGCAGTTGTTCAGGCTCAACAGGCTGCAACACAGATGGCTAGGATGCAAACAGCAAACAGGCTAGCTCAATCACACCCTGATTATACTCAAGTCATTACTGATCCTGAGTTTGCTTCATGGGTAAATGAGTCACCTGTACGTCAAAGATTGTACGTAGCAGCAGACAAACAGTTTGATTTCGATTCCGCTAATGAGTTGTTGTCTAACTTCAAAGCATTGAAGAAAGCTAAACAGGACACTGTTCAGCAAGCAGCACAACAACTTCAGGAACAACGTAATCAAACACTCAAAGCAGCTACTGTAGCAGTTGATGGCGCTACTGGTGAGACGAGCAAGAAAATTTATCGTCGAGCAGATCTTATTCGACTTCAAATGACTGACCCTGAACGTTATATGGCACTACAAGATGACATCATGTCAGCCTATAGCGATGGTAGGGTCCGATAACCTAAAATTTAAAGGACATTAAAATGGCTTCAGCAACTTATCCTGGAGGTAGTTCCTCCATCGTAAACAAGACCAACGCAGATAAATTTGTACCTGAGATTTGGTCTGATGAAATCATCGCTTCTTACAAGAAATCACTTGTTATGGCGAACCTCGTCAACAAGATGACGATGCGTGGTAAGAAAGGTGATACGCTTCATATTCCTAGCCCCACTCGTGGTGCAGCATTCGCTAAAGCAGCTAACACTGCTGTTACGATTCAGGCGAACGTTGAGTCTGAAGTGCAAGTTACCATTAACAAGCACTACGAATACTCACGTTTGATTGAGGATATCGTCGAAGTTCAAGCACTTGCTTCGCTTCGTCGTTTCTACACTGAAGATGCTGGTTATGCATTGGCTACGCAGGTTGACTCTGATCTAATCCAGATCGGTCGTCTATTCAACGGCTCTCATGCCGCTGGTGCTACCGGTGACTACAGTGTAACCGGTACTACCACTGCTTACATCGGTGGTGATGGTACTACAGCCTTTGTTGGTGGTGCTGGTGCTGGTAACGCAACTGCACTAACTGATGCTGCTATTCGTCGTACCATTCAACGTCTTGATGATGCTAACGTACCTCAAGATGGTCGTTACTTGGTTATTCCTCCTGTTGCTCGTAACACCCTCATGGGTCTTGCTCGTTTCACCGAACAAGCCTTTGTTGGCGAGCAAGGTGGTAACAACACCATCCGTAACGGTCAGATCGGTGATGTGTACGGTGTTAAAGTGTTTGTTAGCAGCAACGCTGACACTGCTTATGCTTCGTCCGGTACTGCTCCTCGTGCTTGCTTGATGTTCCACAAGGATGCAATGGTTCTTGCAGAGCAAATGGCTGTTCGCTCACAGGCTCAGTACAAGCAAGAGTACCTTGCTACGCTGTACACTGCTGACACGCTATATGGTGTTGCAGAGCTTCGTAACGATGCTGGTATTGCTTTGATCATCCCTAGCTAATAAAAGCTAAAGAGGGGCTGCTTCGGCAGCCTCTTTCATATAAGAGGTTACTATGGTCACTTTTAGATGCAAATGGTCAAACAACTTAATGAATGTTGAATACGAATATGACATTGAGCAGATGCGTAGGCATCCAGACTATGAAGAAGTAAAAGAAGAAGATAAAAAACAAGAAAGTAAAGTTAAGGTCACAAAGTCAACTAAAGAGGATTGATTGTGTCTAACTATACCAAAAGCACTAACTTTGCTGCTAAAGACTCCTTACCAAGCGGTAATGCAGGAAAGGTTGTAAAAGGCACTGAGATCAACACAGAGTTTGATAACATAGCTACGGCTATTGCTACTAAAGCAGATCTAAACTCTCCTACACTGGTTACACCTAACTTAGGTACACCATCAGCAGCAGT